ATGCCAATACTAGCGGAAAATAATAAACCAAGATTATTATATCATTTTAAAAGACGAGGTTACAGAGGTTTTTCAATGAATAGACCCGATAGAAAAAGAAATAAACTTTCTATTACAGAAAAAGAATTAGGTGGAATACCAAACTCTAGTGAAGATATAAAACAAGCTCACGCAGCTGCTATTGAATCTTATATAGAAGATTTTGTAGGTTTAAAAGAAACTGGATATGGTGATGTTTATTTTCAAAGAACACTTGAAGATTGGGCCAAATTTAATATAAACAACCGAACTAAGCATGATGCCTCTATTAGTTCTGGATTAGCTTTAATGGCTTGTAATAAACATAGATACGCGCCTAGTGCTCCTGTTAGTTTAAAAGCTGTTGATTTAGGAATAAAAAAATACGATAATAGAGGAAGTACATCAAAAATAATAAGTTAATGAATATATATACTAATACTAGAAGTGCATTTCCTAGCCAAGTAGTTAGTGACCAAGAAAAATCCAGTATTGAATACGGTAGACAAGTAGCACAAGCTATAGAAGGCGAATGGTTTAATCAAGGTAGAACTACAGGTAATAGATATTTAACTAATTGGAATAACTTTAATCAATTAAGACTTTACGCTAGAGGCGAACAAAGTGTTCAAAAATATAAAGATGAATTGTCTATTAATGGTGATTTGTCTTATCTTAATTTAGACTGGACGCCTGTACCTATTTTATCTAAATTTGTAGATATAGTTGTAAACGGTATATCTCAAAAATCTTATGATGTAAAAGCATACGCTCAAGATCCAGAATCAGTTAGAAAAAGAACTGACTATGCAAGTAAGCTTTACGAAGATATGATATCAAAAGAATATCTTTTAAACTTAGAACAAAC